ATCCTACGTTAAAGCAAATGATGTAGGTATTACTATGACACATAAGGTTAAGCGAATAGGTTGTTCTAATATAAAGGATATTATAGAAGAGGGTAAATTAACCTTATATGATTCAGAGACTATACATGAATTAACTACCTTTGTAGCCAAAGGATCCTCATTTGAAGCAGGGGCAGCTCATCATGATGATTTAGTAATGAATCTAGTAATGTTTGGTTATTTTGTACAGCTTGGTGTATTTAATGAATTATATGATATTAATATTAAGTCATTAGTATATGATGAACAACAAGCTGCTATTGAAAGAGATATAATACCCTTTGGTATTATAGATAATGGTATTATATCACCGGAAGAACAGGCTATAATAGCTCAGAGAGAACTTAATGATTTTTTCTAGAAAGTCCCTATTTTATAAATAATGATAATTGGGTATAGAACCGTATAATGAATTCATATAAATTAAATTAATTGAGGATAATCAAATGGGATTTCAAGTTTCGCCTGGTGTACAGGTTAAAGAAATAGATTTAACAAACGTAATCCCCGCTGTTTCAACATCTATTGGAGGACTCGCTGGTATTTTTACCAAGGGACCTATAGGTGAAGTTATTACTGTCGGGTCAGAAAAGGAGTTGGTCTCTGTCTTTGGAGAACCATCTTATAAAACATACGAATATTTTTTCGCTGCAGCTAACTTTTTAAAGTATGGAAATACTTTAAGAATTATTAATGCTGAAGCAGATTCAATCAAATACCGCAACGCCTTTGTAGGAGACTATGACGTAAAGGCCATGGAATTTCCTGAGGCTCATATCTCAGAAGCAGCCAACTATGAGAGTTACAAGGAAAATTTTGGTAGTTACTATAATGCTAGTGGATTTCAAGCAACAGCTGGTCCTTATGTTAAAAATAAAGCAGATTTTAATAAAAAGGATGACGAAGGTTTTTTTGAAGCTAATGGAGACATAAAATGGTTAGCTAAAACACCGGGTGCTGCTACAGATGGTGACCTAGGTGTCGTAGTTATACCGTCTTCCTATAATTCAACAACATTTGATGGTCGTACTTTTGCCACAAAGAAAATAGAAATTGATGGGATTTCAGCAGTTAGTAATGTTCCTAGAAACTGGTACGGTCAGGCTAGAGCAAATGACAGTTCATGGAAAACGGCATGGAGTAATGTATATGCCGCAACTACTGGTGATTCTGATTCTAATAATACTAAAGAAATCGCTCTACAGGTGGTGATTGGTACGGAAACCATTAATATTACATTAACCGCACTACAAAAGAGCACCTTAAATGACGCTGCAGTAGCTACAGATGGGTTAGTAGCTTTTAATACTGAAATTTTTGAGATATTAAAAACGTCTTATGCCGCCGCCGCGACTAGCACATGGGTCGGTGTAGAAGGAATGCAATTAAGAAGCGTGGAGACTAAATTAGCTATATTTACTTCTACCGATTCTACAGTACTATCCGCAGATTTTACTATTCAGCCAGTAACGGAAGACCCTGCTGGAACGTTTAGTGTTGCTGACCAACATGGTACTTCCAAAAATTTCTATACAGCTACTTTTGAAACTGTAACTCATTCTTCGAGTTTTCAGCTGGGTTTAGGTACTACCGTTAATACAACTACACCAATAGCGCTTAATGGGTCAGGTGGCACTAACGATCAGTATGTTACTTTCAACTCTAGTAATATTTGGCTTCAGATAGCTGATACTATTAGAAATGACAGTACTTATGTGGGTGAATATACACTTGGTAAGAATGTAGTAGGTGATACCGCTGAAGTAGAATGGACTAAAGTAGGCGCTGGAGCCTGGGATACAGCTGTAGTATTAGCTAAAAATATTTCTAAATTAGGTAATGTAAATACTGCAGGTTCTGAGTTTTTTACTACAAATGCAGGTATAGCTGATTTTGCAACGAAATTAGGCACATTTACCGATAATACAGCTGATTATGGATTAAGAAATGTTAGTTCATGGGTTTCCGGAAATGAAGTTACTACCCGTGAAGCATTCTCTAGTCTTGGTACATTTAATAGTGTTATTAACACAGAATTTGCAACTGCAAATGTAGAAGATGCTCCTGCCGTAATATGGGATGCCGTAAAATTACATTTTAATGAATTTCCAGAAACTTCAGATTTCATGGCAGGAAAGGGTGGTGCATTTGATGAATGTCATATTATGATAGGAATTGAATTTGGGGATACTTTTGAAGTATTAGAAACATACGAGTTCCTTTCAATGGCATCGGACGCTGTTTCTTTAGATGGTACTAATAATTATTACAGAGATGTTATTAACTTACAATCTGAATATGTATATGCTGTTAACGCTCCAACTGGGTTTAGTGAAGCTGGTGAAGAATCAACTCAGTATGATGCTGGTACAGGTAACTTTCTCCCAACTAAATTTACTTTTGGAGTAAGCAAATCTAATGCTCTATCAAACACAGTTCCTGTCTTATTGAAAGGTGGTAAAGAGGGTATAGTAGGAGTAAATGACGTTAAAGATGCTTATGATACATTCCTAGATACTGAAAACATCGAAATTAACCTACTTATTGGCGGACCAACTCCTGGCTTAACAGGTACTGATGCACCAAACTCAACAACTACTGTAGAAGCTATGGAGGACTCTATATCTCATGCACAACAATTAATATCTATTGCTGAGCAAAGAAGAGATTGTGTTGCATTTATATCACCTCCTGTATCATTTACATCGAATACATCTTCAATTGAGGCTATGTATCTTTTATTAACATGGGTTAAGAAGTTGTCGTCGTCTTCATATGCGGTTTTCGATTCATCTGCATTATATCAGTATGATAGATATAAGGATGTATATCGTTGGAATCCAGCGTGTGGTGCTGTTGCAGGGCTATGTGCTAAAACAGATGATGTTGCTGATCCATGGTGGTCACCAGCTGGTTTTAATAGAGGTCAGATATTTGAAGTAACTAGATTGGGATTAAATCCTACTCAAACTAATAGAGATGATTTATATAAAAACCGTTTAAATCCTATATGCGCATTTCCTGGTGAAGGAACAATACTATATGGAGATAAGACGGCACAGACTAAACCTTCAGCATTTGATAGAATTAATGTTCGTAGGTTGTTCTTAGTACTAGAAAAAGCAATTGCTACAGCTGCTAAATACCAATTGTTTGAGTTTAATGATGAGTTTACAAGAGCACAATTCCGGAATATGGTTGAACCGTTCCTAAGAGATGTGAAAGGCAGAAGAGGTATATATGACTTCTTAGTAGTATGTGATGAAACAAATAACACAGGACAAGTGATAGATACTAATCGTTTTATAGCTGACATATATATTAAACCGGCTCGTTCTATCAACTTTATGACATTGAATTTCATTGCCACTCGTACTGGTGTTGAATTTTCTGAAATTGTTGGTAAATTCTAAATAGGAGATAGAAATGGCAAATTTAGGAGTTGATGACTTTAAATCAAAATTACTTGGTGGTGGGGCCCGTAATAACTTATTTCAAGTTACTACAAACTTTCCAAGTTTCGTAGGTGGGGATGTTGAATTAGCATCCTTTATGTGCAAAGGTGCTTCCCTTCCGGCAGCAACTATAGCACCCATTCCCGTAAAATTTCGTGGTAGAGAATTAAAATTAGCAGGTGATCGTACATTCGCTGATTGGTCTATTACTATTATGGCTGATGGGAAACACTCTGTTCGTTCCGCATTTGAAATCTGGATGAACGGTATTAATGCTCATGACGAGAATACAGGATTAAGCAACCCTAATGATTATATGTCAGATATGACTATTGATCAATTAAATAAACAAGGGGAAGTTGTTAAATCTTATATTATGAGAGGATGCTGGCCATCTGAATTAGGTGCAATTGATATGTCATATGAGTCTGATGGTACAATATCAGAATTTACAGTGACAATAACTTATCAATATTGGACATCTGATACTACGTCATAGTATTATTTGGTAATGTATAAATATAATGGTAGGGTTATAGACACCCTACCATTATTATTTTATTAGGAAAAAATATGGCAGATTTATTTGGATTTGAGATAAAAAAGAAAAAGAAAGATAAGGATACTTTTGAAAAAGGGCGTTCCTTTGTAGCTCCGCTAGATCAAGCTGGTGGTGTTGTTACGGCTGGAGGTCATTTTTCACAATATCTTGATTTATCAACAGAACAATTACATAATGATAGGGTACAAATTAAGAAATATAGGGAAATTGCAACTGTCCCTGAAGTGGATCAAGCAATTACTGATATTATATCAGAATCAATTGTAACAGATATATCAGATCCTATTAGACTTAATTTAGACAAACTAGATCAATCGGATAAGATTAAGAAGATATTCCAAGAAGAATTTGATAATGTACTTGCTATGTTATCATTTAATGATTATGGGCATGATATATTTAGAAAATGGTACATAGACGGTAGACTCTATTACCATATTATTATTGATGAAGCTAATCCTAAGAAAGGTATCTTAGAATTAAGACCTATAGAATCTACTCAGATTACTAAAGTTAAAGAAATCGAAGAAGAGATTGATCCTAAAACTCAAGCTAAGGTAGTTGTAGGCGTTAATGATTATTATGTATATCATGATGAGAATACACTATCATCTGCTCAGGGATTAAAAATCTCTAAAGATGCTATTATATTCGTACCATCTGGTCTCCTTTCATATAAGAAAGATAGGGTAATAGGTCATCTAGACAAAGCTATAAAACCAGCTAATCAGTTAAGAATGATGGAAGATGCTCTGTTGATATATCGTATCGCTAGAGCACCTGAACGTAGAATATTCTATATTGATGTAGGTAACCTTACTAAAGGTAAAGCGGAAGAATACCTACGTGGTATTATGAACAACTACCGTAACAAGTTAGTATATGATGCGGAAACAGGTGAATTAAAAGATACACATAAACATCTTTCTATGATGGAAGATTTCTGGCTACCTAGAAGAGAAGGTGGTAGAGGTACCGAGATATCAACATTACCTGGAGGTCAAAATCTAGGTGAGATTGAGGATATCTTATATTTTCAGAAGAAACTATATAAAGCACTTAATGTA